ACAACCATTTAAATAAACAATTTTCAGAACCAGAATATGATGATTCTGAACCAAGTAAAACCAGATATCGCAGCGATTACAAACCCCAACATCCTCGCCCCAAAAATGGTGTCCACTTTTACGATTCTATATGGGATTTTAACAAATATTAAATAATTACTAATTAGTTATAGTTATTAATTATTATAGTTATTAAGTATTGCCACTAATTATTTTGTATCGCATGGTTATCGTGCTTGTAACAATTCACCTCTTCCTCCCATTATTATAAGCATATTATATCGTTCTTCAAAGACCTTTAAATCATAGCTATATTCATTTAAATCCGCTGTTGTTTTTCTAAACCCAATTGGATTGTTGTTAGTATCGCAAATAATATTGATTGTTCTTGGTGTGGGATTGATTGGGGGTTCTAAAGTGTTAAATTCAAATCCAACCTTTGAAAACTTATTTAAGTTCATAGCCCCCGATGGCTGATAAACCGAACGGTCACTATCTAAACAAAAATTATAACAATACAATCCATCTTTAGCAGAACCACTAGTTCGCTTCCATTTTTCAATATATTCATAAATACCAGCATCCAATACATTTTCTCTATAAATACCCTGTAATACCACCCCCATATCAACTAATATCTCTTTTTTGTTGTAAAAATAATCACCTACCGCACCAGTGATATAAAAATTTCGCGGATTTTTAATTGTTTTTGAATTAAATAACGGAAAATTGTTTGTAATCTTTTGTGGTTCTATATTGTTATATGTCCAGTTTGTATAATTTGACCATTCATTTCTAAGGTGCACATCATTTCTTCTAAAACGAAACATATAATTTGCTACCATATCTTTACTATCAAATTCCGTTATTTGCGTGCCAGCGACAGAAAGTTGCTCATATTCATAAATTTGTTTAATAAGCAATTTATATGGCTGTGAGGCAAGAACACGCCTTTCATCTTGTCCTAGAAATATATAAGTAGATATCAAATGTATGTCACTATTCCAATCATTTCTGGTTTGCTCATACAACGATAATGTTCCAGATATGTCTTGTGGTGGGTTTAAAAAATGCCACATTTGATGATGAAGAACATTAGGGTTTGGAGCACGACGATAACTTATACCACTTGCACTTGTTACAGCGTCTACATCATTTATAGTATATAATTTTGATATTGGCTCAAAAGTTACCTTGATATTTATTTCTTGATATTGTAATGCTACCAATGGTAACGCCATCTTACTAGAATCCGAAAAAAATAAGTTTAATGGTATATACAATTTGCGACCTTGAATCGACGGAATTACACCTGTTGAATCTACATACATAGCATTTGGATATACATTGGAACGATTGCCACTAAATGCTGGATTATTTAATTCTGGTATATTTCCAGTCATTCTATTCCACAAATCCTTTTTTGAATTACTAAAATCCCGTTCTTTTAAACAATTTAAATACTCCCCCGAAAATTTACTTAAAATAATAGGGCCCGAATATACTTCTACTTCACGAATCATATTTGTGCCTAGTTCTTCAATCCATCTAAATTGATAAGGTTTCAAAGGAGTCGTTCCGGAAGTTGTTTGAGAAGTAGCATCAAACTCGTAAAAAGGACTCCATATATCCGGAAGCGATACACATACATAAGTATCGTAAAGCATTTCAGCATAACGAGGTATCTTAAAATCAAGAACGGTTGGAGTATTATAGTTTAAAATACGACTGCCTTTGTAATCAATTCGGAACCGTTGTAGCCCAAAATTTGTATGTTTTTTATACACTGCTTGAAAAAATGTTTTTTTAGGATTTCCATTTATTATTACATTTTCATTACCGTATGATGTTAAATTTAATAATCCACCACCCATTTAATTAATATATCATAATATAATAATTTTAATATATTATTTATTGTATTTATTTGTATTTTTGTCATTACGCAATAAAATAAATCTGCTTATATATTAAATATGAATGGAAGGAATCTTTTACCTAACGTTTTAAAAGATACCAATATATTAAAATTACAGAAACCCGGTGTAAATGCAAATATTCCAAAAATGGAAGCAGCCGGTGGTGATATGTTAGAAAATATGGGTAAACAGTCTGCTGAACAGTTAGCAAAAATGCAAAAGCAAGTAATTGAATACTATAAAATGATTACTAGCAACAATAAGATATTACTACGATTTATATTAGGTGTTGCTATTATTATTGCCTTTTTTATCATTGCTTTTTACATTATACGGCGAAACAATAAAAAAACTGATAACGTGGACGCATTAAATAAAAACATTAAAGATTACAATAAATTTAAGGATGAAAATGACATTGGCTCGATTGCTAATTTTAATTTTAATGAAACATATGATAATGTTCATAAGCGACCTACTTCTTTAAAGGATTACTATATTTTGGGTAGTTACAATAGTTGTTGTGGCGGCGAAGTGTTTAATAACTGGGTAGATGTTGGTATATTAGAAAATACAATAAAAATGGGACCCAGAGCACTAGATTTTGAAATATTTTCATTAAATGGTGTTCCTATTGTTGCTGCTAGTTTAAAAAACGCAAATACAAAAAATGAAAATTCATATTCAAAAGATACATTAAATCATTTAGAAGTTCCATCTGTATTAGAAACCTGTAAAAAAGCATTGTATGGTATAACAACACAAAACGCCAATGACTTTTTAATATTAAATTTTAGGATAAAAACGCATAATACTGCTGCACTAAATGCTTTATCTCAAAACATTAAAGATGCCTTTCAAGCCAGTTTATTGCCCACTAATTTTGGCAATGGAGGGAGAGAAAAAAATGTAGTAAACGAAAACATCAAGAATCTAAAGCAAAAGGTTATTATTTCAGTCTATGATGATACTAATACTTTTAAAGAAACTGATTTATATAAAATTACCAACATATGCAACAATATGGAAAATAAAGATATGGGAGGTGTTGAGTTTTTAAGAAACTATGATGTCCAATTTGAAACAGATAAAGAAGACATGATAAAGAAAAATAAATTAACTTTAAAAATTGTAATACCAGATGAAACAAATGAAAAGCAAAATCCACCCCATAAAATACATAGAGAAAATGGTTGTCAAATATCATTGATGCGTTTTAGTTTGTATGATTCTAATTTAAAAGAAGCTCTTAGTTATTTTTCTAATAATGAATCCGCAATCGTAATGAAACCAGATAAGTATAGATATAAACCAATTATATTACCAGAAGCCAAAAAAATGGATCCCAAAGTTAAAAAAATACTGCAAGAAAACAGTTAAATTAAGTTAATACATTTCCATTCTACTTGATAGAAATTACAATCTATATAATTTATAATTACAATCTATATAATTTATAATTACAATCTATGTAATTTATATTCTATATAATTTATATATAATATGAATCAACAAACATTTCAAGAGCGAGAATTGTCTATATTAAGAAATGCCGTAGATAAGATTGAGAAAACAACTGGTTATAGTTTAATCAATAACCCTAGTGTAAAAACAATTATTGAAATAGTTGAAAAGTTTTTAAGAGATAAAAAAAGAATATGTTATGGTGGAACCGCTATTAATAACATTTTACCCTTAAAAGACCAATTTTATGATAAAAAGGTGGAATTACCTGATTATGATTTTTATTCACCAGATCCTATGAAAGACGCCAAAGAATTGGCTGATATATATTACAAGCAAGGATTTGAAGAAGTAGAAGCAAAGGCCGGCATGCATCCAGGAACATTTAAGGTATTTGTAAATTACATGCCTGTTGCGGATATTACTTATTTAATTGATGATATTTATACAAATATTAAAAAGCGAGCAATTATTATTGATGGTATTTACTATACTCCCGCAAATTATTTAAGAATGTCTATGTATTTAGAATTATCGAGACCAAATGGTGATGTTAGTCGATGGGAAAAGGTATTGAAGCGTCTTAGTTTATTAAACAAACATTATCCATTAAAAGGGCGTCGTTGTGATCGCGAAGAGGTTCAACGAATGTTTGAATATGGTGTAAAAAAATCAATTAGTAACGGAGAAAGCAAGGACAAAAGCAATAGCAAACGCAGTGATAAATCACGGGACAGTTTAAATAGTCAAGATAGTAGTTATGGTGATTCTATTTTTATAACAGTTAGAGATTCATTAATAGCACAAGGATGCGTGTTTTTTGGTGCGTATGCCAACCGTATGGTTTTAAAACAACACCCAAAAATAAAACATATACCAGTTGATAAAATACCTGATTTTGATGTTCTTTCAATTGAACCACGCAACACCGCTAGAATTATTAAAGAAAGACTTACTGATATGGGAATTAAAAAAATCAAGATTCAGAAAAGAAATGGTGTCGGTGAAATAATTGCTCCTCACTATGAAATTAAAGTGGGTAAAGAAACGATTGCCTTTATATATGAACCATTGGCATGCCATAGTTATAACGAAATTAAGTTTGGAAGCAAAACAGTAAGAATAGCAACGATAGATACGATGCTAAGTTTTTACTTAGCTTTTGCTTATGTTAAACGACCCTATTATAATGAAAACCGTATTGTATGCATGAGTGAATATTTGTTTGATGTTCAGCAAAAAA